TCTCTTTGTTCATCATTCACCCCCTGTATTCAGGCCATATCCCTATCCGAAGCTGACGACTGTCCAGCTTTTTTACCGAAGATGAGGATCTCCGCGGCTTCGAGCTTCTCTTCGTCAGAGGATAGATACTCAATGATAGCATTGATTCTCGGATCTGTAGAGTCTGCTGCCTTCATGCCCATAAGCGAGTCTATGGAGCAGGCCATCCTGGCGGCAATCAGAGAGGCCGTCTCCAGATCAGGGAAGAGATGCTTCTGTCTCCAGCTCAGTATGGACTTGTATGGGACAGCCGCAGCATCCGCAAGGTCATAGAGATTCAGGCCGGTCTCTCTGAGCCGGACATCAACCCTGTGCCAAAATTGTTGTGCAGAATCCTTGTTCCTAGTCATGGGATTCTTAGTTTAGGCACCGATGTCGCAAAAAAGCAACATTTTTTATCAAAAAGTATTGCAAACAACTCAGAACTGCGATATAAAGATAGACAGATGTCGCAGAACTGCGACATGGAGGAAACACACATGGCATTCAAAGAGAACACCGAGCTTCTTTTCGTGCGTGTACCGATGACCGCACAGGACAAGCAGAAGATCGACAGAGCATGTGCCGTGGCCGGAATGAAGAAGTACGAGTGGGTGCGCCGTGCGCTGCTCGCAGAGGCTTCCAAGAAAGAGGTACGCGCCCATGACTGACGCTGTGATCGTGACCAGGGAGGACATGGAGAGGTTCAACGCCTCCCTCAAATCAATAGAGAACCTTCTGAAGATCATGGTTCGCAACACCAAGCAGCCGCAGGTGGTCACAGTATCCGACATCGCCGAGATTGAGGGACTGTCCGTAACGAACCTGAAGGACAAGCATCCTGAGCTGCTTCCGAACTTCGGAGTATCCGACTACGGAACAGGAACCAAGAGGTGGAACTTCGATACATACCTCAAGTGGCAGGAGATCCCAGTCACCGAGAGGATCCAGATGTATCGGACCCACCTGCTGAACAGTTGACGGCAGGCTGATGTGTTTGTTCGCCCCACAGCCTGACGACATAGAAAAGGGCCATCCCCGCGCCGAAACGTGAATGGCCCAAAGATGAAACCTTAACCAACAAAGTCCATCGCCAACAGAGTATCACAACCATGACGGCGGGACAACAAGTTGGGCATCAGAACGGAGGATCAACATGATGCAGAACAACAGGAAGAACGTCGCCGAGACGTTTGAGCCCCAGGCGACCAGCTGGGCGAGTGAAGTGATCAACACACTTCTGGAGGTCAAGCAGAGATCGACCGATATCCCAGCCGGATATTCCATCGAGGGCATCGCAATCAGAGAGCCGAACAAGGGTGTGGTGAACATCACATTCGTCTTCAAGGAGGTCCAGGTATGAGCATAATGAGCAAACTCTCGGACATCCAATGCGCCTACAAGCTGGGCAAGACCAGGTACAACGACTTCGGAAAGTACAACTACAGAAGCATAGAGGATATGCTCACAGCCTTGAAGCCGCTTCTCAAGGAACACGGCTGCGCAGTCACATTCTCGGAGAAGATAGAGATCGTCCAGGACCGCATATATGTCGTGTCCACGGCCACGATCATCGACAAGGAATCCCTGGGCACGTTCTCCAGCACAGCATACGCCAGGGAGCCTCTTCAGAAGAAGGGGATGGATGATTCCCAGATCACAGGCAGCACAACGAGCTATGCACGCAAGTATGCGCTCTCCGGTCTTCTCTCAGTAGACAACGGTGAGGCTGATCCTGATTCACAGGACAACAACGACAAGCTGGACGAGCCGGAGAAAGGCACCAACGGACTGACGGCACTTCAGATGTGTGACCAGATGGACACCAAGAAGCCAGGATACACAGCCAAGCTGTGCGCCAGCAAGGGAGTCGAGGACATCACCGGACTCTCGATCGAGTACATAGAGAAGGCATGGGCCTATGTCTGCGGAAGCAAGGAGGCCAAGTGATGTCTGACTACGTTACCTTCGATCCATTCCTTCATGAGTACACAAGCGTCTATGGGGAGACGGTCATATCCGTCACACAGCTTCTCCAGAAACACGGCATATCACCTGATTACAGCGCAGTTCCAAAAGCTCTGCTGGCACAGTCTGCCGAAATCGGAACGAAAAGACACGAGATGCTGCAGCGGGCCATAGAGTCCCAGGGCGCAGACATCGCCGACGATCCCGCCATCAAATGGTTCATGGCCAACATCTATCCGAAGTACACGGACTGGCATTGCGAACAGATGGTGTGGATTGACGGGATCTCGAATCCGATCCCTGTCGCAGGACACATTGACATCTGGGCAAAGGACCCCGTCACAGGTCGTTACATCATCATCGACTTCAAGACCACTTCATCATTCCACTATGACTCCGTTGCATGGCAGGACACGATCTACAGAAAACTGTGGGCCTTCACCAACAACCTGCCTGAGGAAGAGGCTGACATAGCCGGATTCCATGCTCCGAACAAGGGCGACTGCAAGTGGATAGATCTCAATCCGGTCCCGCAGGAGGAGCTTGACTCTCTCATGGAGGCCGAGTCCAAGGGTGTCCTCTATGCGAGGAAGACGGACATGGTCCTCTCCACCGGAAACCAGGCGCTTGTCGCTGAGTTCGAGGCCAGGATCCTTGAACTGAAGGAGATCGAGGGCTACTACAAACAGTTCAAGGAGGAGCTCTACGAGAAGATGGTCGAGGGCGGAGTCACGGAGATCGAGACTGCGCAGCTGAAGATCTCGATTGTCAGACCTTCAACAAGGACCAGCTTCGACAGCACCAAGTTCAAGGAAGACCATGCCGACATGTATGACCAGTACGTCAAGACATCCCAGGTCAAGGGAAGCGTCAGAGTCAAGACGAAGGAGCAGGCATGAAGTTCGACCGCATATTCCCTGCGAAGATGTTCAAGGCCTACTGGCCGGAGATCAAGGAGACCCTGGTGAAGACCCAGGAGGCAGGACGCAAGGTTCATGTCCTGATCGAGCCGGAGAGGAAGTCCAGGTCAACGGGGTACAAATCCCAGAACCACCACCTCAACGGACACATCCAGCAGATATCAATGAGCACCGGACAGCCCTTCGACGACATCAAGAAGTACGTGAAGCAGCAGGCCATCTCGATGGGATATCCGATCCTTGAGAGATTCGGACAGCCCGTCAGGGATCTGTGGGGCAATCTGCAGGGCATAAGCGAGTCGGATTCGACCGTTGAGCAATGTGCGCTTCTCATAGAGTGCGCACACCAGCTCGCGGCTGAGCTTGGGATCATTCTTCAGGAGGAAGACATTGCCAACTAAGAGAAGGCCGAACAAGAAGCCGGTCAAAAGGAAATACAAGATATCGACTGAGCGCAACGGAGCACTCCATGAGCTTCAGAGATACAAGGTGGAGCTTGAGATGAGCTCCAACGGATACAACCGCTGCATAACATGCGGGCGCATCGTGAACGATGCACAGGGCGGTCACTTCATACCGCGCACACACCGTGCGACGGAGCTTGAGGAGGACAACGTCAACGCCCAATGCCCCAGATGCAACATGGAGGAAGGCGGCAGGCAGCTGATCTACAGAGACGAGCTGGCCAAGAAGATCGGAGAGGAGCGGGTCGAGAGACTGATCAACATGTACCGCGCATCGCTCGGATCCGAAGAGGCCTTCGAGAGGCTGGAGCCGGAGGACCAGAGGAAGATCTCCTACAGGAAGACGGCCTCCGACTACCACGAGATCAGGATCAAATACAAGCACTTGAGGAAGGAGCTCAAGGAAAGGAGAGGATGGTGATGGCTGAATGGTTCAGACATGACGTGGACGCACGCAACGACATCAAGATGCGCAAGCTCGCAAGGACGGACGGTCTTGCAGGCATAGGAGCGTTCTGGGTGGTGGCTGAGGTCCTCTTCGAGCATGGAGGCATGGCTCCGGTGCAGGAGGTCGTTGACGAGCTCGACTACCTCGGAGGAGCGGAGATCCTGGACAGACTGCATGATCTCAATCTTGTGGAGATAAAGGACGGCACGGTTACGAGCCACAGGGTGAAGGAGGAGATCCAGATCCAGGAGGGCTTCAGACAGAAGAAGGTCGAGGCAGGAAGAATGGGAGGTCTAGCAAAAGCTAGCAATGCTAAGCAGATGCTAGACGATGCTAAGCAATGCTCTAGCAAAACCAAGCAGAGCCTAGCAGAACCTAGCACCTTACCTAACCCTACCTTACCAATAAAGAAAGATATCTCAGTATCTGACGATACTTCGATATCGAAAGAAAAAAAGGGCCGTTCATTCGTCAAACCGACCGTGGAGCAGGTGAGATCCTACTGCAATGAGAGGAACAACTCCGTCGATGCTGACACGTTCTTCAACTTCTATGAGTCGAAGGGATGGAAGATCGGAATCGCACCGATGAAGGACTGGAAGGCCTGTGTGAGGACATGGGAGAGGTCAAGGTCCCAGGGAGCCACGGACCGCAGGCGGATGGTCACGGACAGAGAGGAAAGATCCAGATCAGTCAACCCTGACGGGACCCTCAATCTTCTCGGATAGGAGGAAGGCATGGACAAGGACACGAAGAAACTTCTGAAGCAGTACATGAACATCGCCAACCTCGGACTGGACGACAGGCATGAGTTCCTGAGCGAGGTCACTCCCCGTGACGACAAGCAGGCAAGGGTTATCGAATACCTGAAGGACCTTCTGGACGGCAAGTACCGCACGCTGGTGCTCTGCGGGACGGAGGGATCAGGCAAGACCTACCTGAGCTGCACGGCCATCAACACGGAGATCGCGAGGATCTACCAGTCCAACAGGGACATGGAGCGCGGGCCGAGGTACATCATGCAGCGCGAGCTGGACATGAGGTTCCGAAGCGCGATGCACGAGACGGGCAACAGCGAACTGCAGGTGTTCAACCGATATGCGGAATACTCGTTGCTCGTCATAGACGAGATAGGGAGATCCAGCAACAGCCAGTATTCCCTGGACAACATAGAGCTGCTGATCTCCAAGAGATACAGCTTCCACAGGCCTACGATCATCATAACCAATGACACGGCGGAGGAGCTGAAGAGGATGTTTGACAGGCATATCCTGGACAGACTCGCGAAGAAGGGAGCCACATTCGAGCTCGACACAGCATCACAGAGGTGAACAAATGACAGACATCAACGTAGTAATGATAATCGGAAGACTTACAAAGGATCCTGAGGTCAACCACTCCCAGGATGGGAAGAGCGCATGGGGAACCTTCTCCATCGCATCAAGCGAGAGGGTCAAGAACGGAGAGAGCTGGGAGGACAGACCAAGCTACTTCGAGGTGAAGGCCGGAGGGCCGATGTACAAGGGAGTAGTCCCGTACCTCCAGAAGGGCCGCCAGGTAGCGGTCAGCGGATCGCTCACACAGGACCGCTGGGAGAAGGACGGCAGACAGATGTCACGCGTCAGGATCAAGGCCGACAGCATCGAGCTTCTGTCCTCCCCTTCACAGCAGCAGACTCAGTCACAGCCGGCCCAGCAGCGCAGACCGGAGCCTCCAAAGACCAATGGACCTGAGAGCTTCGAGTCCTCCGACTTCGACGATCTTCCGGACTTCTGAGGAGGCAGACCATGAAAGTAAAAGACATAAAGCCGATGTTGCAAGGGAAATACAGGATGCTTTCATCAAGAAACAGCAAGGTCTTGGAGAAGGACGACTGGAACAAAGGCAAGCATGAGGAGTGTGAGGTTCTGAACATCTGGTCGGATATTGTCGTGAACAACAGATACTGCAACACGTGGCATCCATACTACCAGCCAGAGATCGTGATGTACATAAGGGAGCAGCCAAATGAGTGAGGAGACGAGAATGTACACAGTAACACAGGCGACAAAGGATACATTGCAGGCGATGCTCCCAGGCAAGGAGTACACAGGCAGAGAGCTGCATGAAAGCATAGTCAGGAATCTCCGGTCACACGGGAATCCGGCGCAGCCATACGACAGCTCGACGCTCAGATCCGTGAGACAGTATTCGGCCATGTACGGGGTGAAGTGCCACCTCGCAGCCAGGAAGAGCAAGTACGTCAAGGAGGTGCTTTTCTGATGAAGTGCAGACAATGCGGCAAGACGATAGGACCGAAGGATGACTACTTCACCCTTTGCATCCTCGATGATCCCGCGCTCTGTTCGGTTGACTGTGTAGAAGGCTTCATAAAAGGCCACCAGAAGGAAATCGACGATTACGTGGAGGAGTACATGACCTCCAGGGAGGTGCACCGTGACGTGGGTGAAGTCCTATAACCCTGACGGGACATGCACATACTTCCGGTCAATCGAGGAGTGCTGCAAGGTCTTTGGAATCAAATATCACCAGACGCTGGTGAGGCTTATAGACAATGCCCAGCTGGCCGACGACGGCAAGACGTTCTTCGACTATCCGACCAAGCAGGAGGTCGAGATGCTTGAGAGGCTGTTCAAGGACGGCGAGGGCTCGATCCAGTCCATGACAGAGGACCGGATACAAGTCACCAACAGGAGGAATGACAATGGCGACATGCGCAAATTGCGGTAAGGAGATATCAATCGGAGACGAATACTACGCCTCCAAGACAACCGGCGACAACTGCTACTGCTGCGCCGAGTGCATGAAGGAGGACCTGAAGGACAGGTTCTTCGACGAGGTGGTCGAGGACTGGTTCGACGACTACGCCGAGTGCTACGAGGAAGAGGCTGAGGATCCATACGACAGGTATGGTGTGTCCCGCAGCGACTTCTAGGAGGGCGCGATGTTCAGATACACGACCGAGATGAACGAGTTCATCCTGGACCACAGGGAGGGCCGGACGCTGCTTGAGATCACGGAGGCCTTCAACTGGAGATTCGGAACCGATGTGACGGTCTCCCAGATGAGGGCGAAGTTCAAGAACATGAGGATCCATGTGGGGCAGCGCAGTCCGATCTACTCCGAGGTGTGGTCGCCCGCAGCCGCGGAGATCTTCAACGAGGTAAACCAGGGACGCACCAGCATGGAGGTGGCGCGGATCCTGACCGAGAGGACCGGAAGGAGGATCACCAAGGAGCAGGTGCAGGCATACAGGAAGAACCACCACATACCATGCGGGGTGGACACCAGATTCAAGCAGGGCATGGAGCCGTGGACCAAGGGCAAGAGCATCGAGGAGATCTGCAAGACACCTGAGGCCCTGGCAAGGGTCCGAGGATCCCAGTACAAGCCTGGGAGCAAACCCTGGAACCACATGCCCGTCGGATCCGAGGTTTTCAAGTACGGATACTGGTGGGTCAAGACCGGGGAGCCGAACCATTGGAAGGCCAAGCACCGGATCATCTTCGAGAAGGAGAACGGCATCAAGCTGGGACGCGACGATGTGATCACCTTCCTGGACGGGGACACCAGCAACATGGACAAAGGCAACATGGTCCTGCTGTCCAACAGGGAGAACCTTGAGATGAACCGCAGCGGAATGAGATCCGAGGATCCGAGCATAACCAGGACAGGCGTGGCCGTGGCCAAGCTGATGTCCGCGATAAGGGAGAGAGAAGAAAAAGATGACAAGAAACAAGCTGTCTGATCTGAACGACTATCTGTTCGAGCAGATCGAGAGGATAAACGACGACGAGCTGTCCGGTGAGGATCTGGACATGCAGCTCAAGAGGAGCAAGGCGATCTGCCAGGTCAGCTCCGTGATAGTGAGGAACGCGGCGGTCATGGTCCAGGGCATGAAGATGGCCCAGGAGTATGGCCTTGAGAAGCAGGACATGCCGAAGATGCTGGCGGCGGGAGCGAACTAGGAGGAACGATGAGCAAACCGTTTTCATGCTATTCGTGCGGCAACGAATGTGAGCTTTACAAGAAGGCCCTGGCGGAAGCCAAGGACGAGATAGATGTCTACCTTGTCAGACACTCGGTCAAGGAGGGATGCCCCTATGAGGAGTACAACCCTTGCTACCCATTCAAGCAGAAAGCCGGAGGCACCAGATGATGGACAAGACCATTGAGATCATAAGGGAGATTGAGGAGGCGAGATGATAAATAGCCACAGCGAAAAAGAAATCTATGAAGGATGTAAAAGGCTAATGGGCATGATCGTCAAAGAGTTTGAGGCCTGGTGTGAGTGGCTGGGCGTCGAATGTGACAAGGACGAGATGTTCAGCATTTCAATGCCGAACTCGCAGATTATCAGAGAGCTGTTTCTCTCCAGGACAAACCACAGCGGCATGACATCGACAATAGAGAAGTGCAAAGAATTGGGGTTGGACTTTGGGCAAATAATAAGATTCAGCATCGACATTGAGGAGGAGAAGCCAAGTGAATAGAGCGCAAACACAGATGGTCAAAGACATATCCAGTCTCAGGGCATGGCAGAAGATAGACGAGTGCAGAGGATAGAACCATACAAGGTGATGGCAAAGAAAATCAATCTATATCGGAGTTTTGGGGGAATGGAATGACTATCACAATCAATGAAGAAGAACTTGAACAGCAAGTCAAAGAAGAAATGCTCAGACGTATCTGCAGAGATATTGAAGTCAGCATAGATAGTTGCAGTGAAGATGGCAGATATCTAAGACATCTTTACAAGAAGGAATTGGGTGAAGCAATCCGAAAGATATTCAGAGAGCAACCGAATCTTGTTGAGGATGCAGTTGAACGTGCCAGTAAGTATCTCTATGAAAGAGGTAAAGCAGAAATTGTAAAAAGATTGGAAGGGACGAACTAATGACTGAATACATCGTAAGAACAATTTGCTTTACTTAAATTTCCGTTATTAAAGCAAATCACGGTTTTGGTTTAATAAGGAGTGAATGATGGGAAAGAAAAAAGGGTTAAGCGATTGGAAACGCTTCGGAAAGAAGAAGCTCTACATGGACAGATACTGTAACACCAACTGGGAGAAATCCCTCAAAGAGGATTTAAGGCGAAGGGACTACCTTATAAGCAAGCACTTAGCCGACAAGTCGGTCAGCATGGACGAGGTCTATCTGATGTACAGACAAGCCATGAAGTCGCAAGGAGAGAAGTAATGAATGATTTACTGATTAAGGGTTTGGATTTGCCGAAAGACGGAGACTATGACTACAACCTCACCATCCGTTCTGACGGCAAGGTTGAAGGGTGGCAACAGGTTGGAGAGCGGATAGTGCAAATCCACTCATGGGCAGAAGAGGTCAAACACGGAAGGAATGACAGAGTGGAGTATGAGATGGACAGCTTCGGTATAGCTGGAAGGAGGAAGAAATGAGGCTTGCGTTGCTATGGCTGCACATATCATTCAGCAGGCAGAACAGGATCCCGTCATACGAGGAGCTGCAGCTGGTGAAGGAGAACTTCATCGGATCCGACAAGAAGGCGATCATGGTGCTTCCAGGCAGGGAGCACTATGTCAACCAGCACCGGTATTGCCTGCACCTGTGGTACAGCAAGGACAATCCGATCCCTGACTTCGACGTGATGGTCCCAGGAATCGGAAGGTGCATATAACGCGAGTATCAGCCGAAGAGCGAGCTTGTGCCGCTCCAGGCGATTAGATCTTTGGAAAGGTTTATTAGTTTTGGGAATTGACTAACTGCCGTGGTGGTGCCCTGGTGGCATCAATAACGGGGCACCACCATTCTTCCCAGGAGGACCAGATGACAGACAGATGGAACACAGGCACACCTACTGAGGACGGACTGTATGTAGTGTGCATAAGATACGATCTCGGCCACGAATACTACACCACGGGACACTATGTGATGCAGTACAACCGCGGATGGACAGACCTCAAGCAGCCAAGCTACGGGGAACAGCCTGAAGGCGGGAACAAGGTGGAGATCGTCGCATGGCAGAAGCTCGTACCCTTCCGAGGGGAGGAGCCCAGGAAGGACGATCCCCTCAGGGACTTCGAGAGAAGGATCAAGATCGCGGTGTTCAACGACAGCCGGCTCACGCTTGACGCAGCCACATGGAGGATTCTCAGCACCCTTCCAAGGGATGGCATATACGATCTCATATTCGGAGGTGACAGATGAACGGGAAAGGGTACATAGTCTTCTGCTGGCTGACCGACTCATGGGTCAAGGGCATGGCAAACGGCAAGGTCACGGCTACATGGAACAAGGCTGAGGCCAAGGTGTTCAGCTCGCCCGCCGAGGCTAAGAAGATGATCGGAAAGATGGATCCGGTGTGGCAGAAGGAGATGAAGATACTTGAGACGGAGAGGACCCCATGACGGGGTCCTTTTTCAAACGGCACGGGAGTGTCTGACCGGAGGATTCCGAAAAGGTAGGATTAAGTGTTATGGCAGGCAGGAACTACGCGATAGAAAGACATCCACAGAAGCAGGAGATAGTAGAGGCCATTCTCAGCGGTGAGTCATTTCGACACATTTCGTCACAATATGGCATATCTCCCAACAGCGTCATGAGATACACGGAAGGTGTGCTCAAGAAGGATCTGTCCATCTACTTCGCACGGCAGAAGGAGAAGGATCTCAACACCATAGACAGCCTTGTCACCAGGCTCAACAGGATGGCGGATGTATGCCAGAAGCTCATTGACCGCTGCATGGAATACCTGGTGGAGGACGGAGCCCTTGATGTCAGCTCCCTGAGGATAGACACGCACAAGATCCTGAAGGACAACATCGCCAATCTCCGGGCGATCCTTGAGACCATAGGGAAGTTCCTGGGGATGGTCAGCGATGTCAGCGTGGTCAACAACATAAACATCGACACAAGCAAATTCGTGTCCAGGATCGCAGACATAATCGAGGATGTGGTCCAGGACCCTGAGGAGAGATCCGAGCTTGTCAGGAGGATATATGAAGGGCTATGAGCTTGCCTCCGACTTCCTCGCCAAGAGACTTGACCCGGTGATGTACGCCGAGTCCATAGATCTGCCGTTCGGAGATCTCTACCAATGGCAGAAGGATGTCCTGTCGATAACGCAGGGCAATGTCTGCATAAACGGGGCCAGACAGGCTGGAAAGTCCACCATAGTGTCCGTGGTCCCATGCCACAAAGCAAAGTATTGCCCAGGATCCCTGAGCATAGTCATAGCACCTACACTCACACAGGCCGGAGAAGACATGGAGAAGATCCGCAGCTGTGTCGCACGTGATGAAATGTTCCCCAAAATGACAAGAGGCAACGACAGCGAGCTGAGATTCGACAATGGATCCAGGATAGTCGTTGCGCCTGCGACAGACGCTGCACGTGGTAAGTCCGCCCCTGCCGTGGTGATCCTGGACGAGGCAAGCAGAATAGAGGACTTCGTGTTCTCCGAGGTTGTGCTGCCGATGTTCACGAAGAGCAAGAGGTATCTGTTCCTGAGGATCTCCACCCCTAACGGCAAGAAGGGCTTCTTCTATGACGACTTCAACGACGAGAAGGTCAAACGCTTCGAGGTCAGGTCCCCTTTTGATGTTTCTCCTGCCAACAACTGGACCCTGATCCCCGCGAAGCCGGAGGACGAATACAGGCGCGAGATGGCCGCGAAAGGGATCCGGGCATACTACTCTCCCCAGCACAGGGATCTGGACAAGCAGCAGGCCTTCCTGGAGCGCATGGGGAAGCTGAGATACGAGCAGGAGTTCTGCTGCCAGTTCGTGGAGCCGGAGGACCAGGTCTTCAGCTATGCGGACATAGACGCGATGTTCTCCACAAGGGCCAAGCCGGACAACGAGGACACCTTGATCGCGCCGCCTGAGGAGTTCTCCGACGCATACGGGAGGGTGATATGAGCCAGTACGTGGTATCCGTAGACATAGCCAAGCGCAGGGACTTCACGGCGATCCAGATCTACAGGGACACACCTGAGCTGATCCGGGGAGACAAGGCTGCACACGCACCGGACAGACAGTTCCACTACCAGGATCTCGTGTACCAGTTCAAGGGACAGGACATGAGATACCAGGATCTCGCCATGCACGTGGTGAGGCTTCTGTCAGACAAGAAGGTCAACAACAACAACGATCTGATAGTTGACGGCACCGGAGTCGGAGTGGCCGTCGTTGACATATTCAGGGAGCGCGGACTCAATCCGATCCCAATAGTGGCGACAAGCGGAGGGACCGCAAGACCGGTCTATGCCGACATAGGAAACATATTCGGCACGGGAGAACAACTCAAGGGTATGCAAACTGTGTCAGAATGGCATGTACCCAAAGTGGAGATGGTCCAGGCCGGACAGGTCGCGATGGAGCAGAGGCTCGTCAGGATCGCGCCGAACGTCAATCACCTGGATGATTTCCGCGAGCAGCTCCAGGGCTTCAAGGGCAGGTTCAACGAGAAGACGAACTACACCCGCTACGATGCCGAGGACGATGATGTCCACGACGACTTCATCACATGCTACCTGATGGCGATGTGGTGGATCAGGACGAAGTCCGAGAACACGCTGGCGCAGAGGCTCACAGGAGAGAAGGACAACACCACATGGTCCCCAATGGACAGATGGAGGAGAGATGGATAAGAAGCAGCTTGACAAACTAGAGTCGGTCAAGAAAGCACTTGCAAGCGGCAAGTCGATCTACATGACCAAATGGCAGGAGCTCGCGCAGTTCCTGGGTGTATCCTTCTCCAACTGGTCCGGTGACGCGACATCCGAGAAGCTGGCGGACACGGCCAACGTCACGGACTCCACGGCGGACGAGGCCGGAGATCTCATGGCCTCCGGCATCCAGGGATATGCCTGCGGTGCCTCGAACGCATGGTTCACGATGGCCTTCGAGGACGAGGACAACTCCAAGAAGAGCTCCCTGTCAGGTGCTCTCAAGGAGTGTGAGAGACATCTCTACAAGCAGTTCGCAAAGGCCGACTTCTACACCAGCTCGTTCTCAGCGACATTGTCCAACGTCCACCTGGCCACAGCCATAATCTGGATGGAGGAGAACCCGCAGCGCAACCAGCCATCATACACGGTGCTCCACCCACGTGACTGCAACATCATGGAGAACGCGGCGCATGAGGTCGATGTCCTGTTCCGTGACTTCTGGCTCACCCAGGAGGAGGCCATCGAGGAGTTCGGAGACAGCCTTCCAGCCGAGATCAAGAACGGCAAGGATCCGATGCAGAAGTTCCAGTTCACCAACTATGTGGGACCGAGATCCAAGTTCGACATGAAGGACGCGGTGCCAGGCAAGAAGGACTTCATATCGGTCTACTGGCAGACAGGCAGGACGAGATCCACCTTGAAGGAGGAGGAGTACGATGTCAAACCGTTCGCGGTGTGGAGATGGTCGAGACCTATCTTCGGAGGCGCATGGGGAGCCGACTCTCCGGGCATGAAGCAGCTGTCCAACATCAAGCAGCTCAACGGGCTGATCGAGGACAAGACAAGGCTGTCACAGCTTCAGGCGCAGCCTTACGGGAAGAAGACAAGGGGCCTGAAGGTCAACCTCGTGCCGAACGGGTTCACGGAGCTCGGACCGGGCGAGGATTTCACGGTTATGAGATTCCAGGGAGATCTTTCATGGACAGAGAGTTTGATAAAAGATCTCCAGCAGAGGATAAGGAGCGCGTACTATTCCGACTATTTCCTGATCCTGAGCTCGACGATAGAGCAGAGGAAGACCGCGACGGAGGCGAACGGGCTCCAGGAGGAGAAGTCGGTCATAATGAGCAGCTTCTTCTCACGCATGGGCGCAGAGTTCCTAGAGCCGGTCATAGAGTGGACATTCCAGAACGAGCTCAAGCACGGAAGGCTCCCGTGGCTCGCAAAGTTCCAGGAAAGCGAGATCGTGGGCAAGGAGATCAGGATAGACTTCGTGTCCCAGCTCGCGAAGACCCAGGAGAGGGCGACGAGGCACGCACCTAACCAGGCATACATGTCACAGCTCATCCAGCTGATGCAGGTGTTCCCTGAGGCAAGGTACAAGGTCGATGTCATGGCATACCTCGACGATGTGGCCAAGGACTACGGAACCGACGACAAGATCGTGGTGGGGACAGCCAAGGCGAAGAAGAACGCGGAGGCCGTGGCTCAGGCCCAGCTGCAGCAGGCACAGCAGCAACAGCAGCTTGATCAGCTCCAGCAGCTTGGAGGAGCCTACAAGGATCTCTCCCAAGACACAGGAGAGGATTCCGTGATGAGGAAGATCCAGGAGGGTTGAGGATGGACAGCATAAAACTGACCTATGACGAGGAGGTCAAGGAACAGAGAAAGCTCACGCAGGCCTTCAAGAGGGTCTTCTGCACAGCCGATGGAGAGCTTGTGCTCATGCACCTGCTCAACAGGCTCGGATACTTCGCCACAGACCCTGAGGCGGTCAAGCCGGAGCTCACGGCGGTCGCCAACTGGATCCTGATGGAGATGGGCGCATACAGCACCAACGAGAGACTACAGCAATTCGTGGACGGCATAGTGAACGCCGCCAAAGGAGATGAATGATGCCAGAACCAACAACGGATGTACAGGTTGAACAGCCTGTAGTGGAGCAGACCCAGCCAGCCGAGACGGGGTCAACGACAGTCCAGGAGACGCAGGTCCAGCAGAACCCGTACTCCGACGTGAAGTATTACTCGCAGCTCGACAAGGAGACCGCGGGCAACAAGGACGTTATGGAGAGGGTCAAGGGATACAAGAGCGTGTCGGATCTCGCCAAGGGATACTCCGAGCTCGCAGGGAGGATGGACAGATCCATCACGATCCCTGACCAGAACTCCAGCGACGACGAGGTGCGCGACTACTTCAGAAAGCTGGGAGTGCCTGAGAACGAGAACGGATATGAGCTCTCCGACGGGGACTACAACCCTGACATGATCAAGGAGCTGAAGTCGCAGTTCCGCAGCCAGGTGCTTTACCGCAACGGTCTGACGAAGGTCCAGGGTGAGAAGGTGTGGGAGGCCGCACTCAACATGCTCAAGGCCGAGAGGGACCGCAACATGGCCAACTATGAGGAGGCCAAGAGGAGCTTCGGAGAGAGGCATGACGCGCTTCTCAGAAAGGAGTATCCGGTGGATGCGGACCGCAAGGCAGCCATGAACGAGGACATAAGCTATGCCTCCGAGTTCCTTTCGGAGACGGGGCTTGGGAAGTTCTTCAAGGACATGGGACTTGTGTACAACCCTGAGGTGATCCACAGGCTCGCCCAGTACCACAGGGACAGAAGCGCCAGAGGTGTCATGGGTGAAGGCGGAGAGAGCAGGCAGAGCAACGAGCTCTTCCAGCAGGGAAAGCAGTTCAGGGAGGCTTACGGAAAATGACGATAGACGAGTTGATCGCAAAGATAGACGGCCCCAAGGCGGAGCCGGAGACAAAGGTGCAGGAGACCGCACAGGAGACCAAGACCGAGACAGCCCAGGCTGATAGCATGCTGCCTATCGGATCGGAGTTCGCGGAATACTGCAACTCGAAGAAGAGGAAATAACCCCACGTTGTGGGGAATTTATAGGGCAAGACCCTACAAGAAGGGACTTCGGAACCAGTTGGACCGACGCTCATGGCAAGGGAGACCGGCACCCCGGAGGGACCGTAAGGAAGGGTTCAGACCAGAACAAGGAGAAAGGAAATGGCAACAATTCTTTCAACCTCCCATCTGAACCTTGCAGAGGCTCAGAAGAGAGCACTTTATGATGGATCAAGAGGAATCCTCGCAGAGCTGGAGCAGACTCACGAGATCCTGCGTGTCGCACCTTGGTATCCATCAAGCAACGGATCAATCCACAAGTACGTCAAGGCAAAGAAGCTCGGCGCAGGTGGATTCGTCGATGTCAACGGACCGATTCCTTCACTCAGCTCAGAGTCTGATGTGGAGATCATGCAGGTCTGTGACTATGAAGGTCTTTCAAAGGTCGATGAGAAGCTGCTCGCAGACTCAGAGGATCCACAGGCAGTCAGAAACTCCGAGGATCTGATGAACGCAGAGGGCATGATGGGCGACTGGGAGTCCAAGGTCATCTACGGAAGCGGTGACTTCAAGGGTTTCGCAAACCTCAGACCGGCCGTCGAGACCAAGAGGGTCTGGGATGCCGGTGCCTCCGGTGCTACTTGCACATCCGCATGGCTTGTCGAATGGGGCGAGCACGCAGTCAACTTCAGATATCCTAACGCCTCACAGCCAGGATTCATCAACGAGGACCGCGGTCGCGCACTCACCACAGCCAACTCAGGCAGCGGTGACATGTACGCATGGATCAGATTCTTCGCAATCCGCGCAGGACTTCATGTCTACAACGAGAAGTGCCTTCTCAGAATGGCATCCATCGCAACAACGGGTTCATCGAATCTGTTCGATCCGAAGATCGGCATCCAGATGAAGAACACCCTTCCGCACAAGGGCAAGTTCGCAACTTGGCTCGTCAACAGCACAGTCATGTCACAGATGGAGGCTGCTCTCTACGAGAAGGGCAACGTGCAGTATTCAAGAAAGGACATCGAGGGATTCGGTTCCGTTCTCTACTGTCTCGGAATCCCTGTAATCTGCGTCGATGCAATCACCGACACAGAGACAGCACTTTGATAGGAGGTGACACATGAAGGACGCATTACTCAGCTTCGGAACAGTCACAATCGCAACAGCCAACACATACGCATCCGCAGCCAACGTCCTGGATCTCGGCGCAACAACCAAGACCGGAAACGTTGACCAGGCAAATGTCGTGGCAAGATTCACAACAGCTCCGGCCGCCAGCGGCACAGTCAAGCTCAAGGTCACCACAGGTGCAACCTCATCGCTCGGCACAACCCTGGCAGAGTTCACTTTCGCCACCGACGGAAGCACAAAGGTGTTCGCAGCACCGCTTCCAAAGGGACACAAGGAGTTCGTCGGCCTTGAGGGCACAGGTTCAGCAACCGGTTCCTTCACCGCAGCCATCGAGCTCGGAGCATGACCGCAAGGATACCCTGGGAGACCGGGGTATCCCTTTTGCAAGGGGCACGGATCCCGCGTCCCGTGTAGAAGGAGGGACCGATGATCTATTCCAACAACTGGCTCGGAATCGCCAACAGAGCTCTGGTCAAGACCGGAAACCAGCAGATCGAGTCATTCACAGGCGGAACCGACAACGTCAACTACATCAACACCTGCCTCCCCGGAGCCGTGGAGTCCGTAGCCGGGCTGTTCCCGTGGAAGAGCCTCACAAAGAGAAGGGCCCTGGCTCCAAGCTCGGAGTCCCCGGAGTTCGGATACATCTTCCAGTACCCGCTCCCTGAGAACTTCGCGAGGCTGAACTCCGTGGACACGGGCGACTACGAATGGGTGCGCGAGGGCAAGTACATCCTGACAGACTGCACATACTGCAACATCACATACGTCAGACTTCCCGCGGATCCAGACGAGATCTCGCCCGCCATCAAGGAGCTGATAACACTCAGGCTCGCCTACGCGATCGCGCAGACAACAACCTCCAACACCACTCTGATGAACCAGCTCATGAACGAGTTCAACGCAGCACTCATACTGGCGGAGACAGAGGAGAGCCAGGGTGAGGAGGACATCAAGACATTCACGGGGTGGGCGGAGAACAGATGAGCAGCTACGACATTCTTCAGAACAACTTCCCCAGCGGAGAGCTCTCGCCTCTATGGAGAGGCCGAAGCAACTCCCAGTTCTACCAGACGGGACTTGAGCTGTGCAGGAACTTCGTGCCCATGAGTCCCAGCGGACTGAGGCGCAGACCTGGCACCAAATACGTCAAGGCCACCTACAACTCAGGTGACGCTGTGATGATCTCCGTGTCGGACGGCGAGGAGAATCTTGAATACGAGCTCACATACGGGCATGTCAGGGTGTGGGACATCGAGTCCCCTGGCACGATAATCGCCGAGGCGAGCAGCGCATATCTGAACTACTCCGCCCTGCACAAGGTCTCGATCGCGGTCAACAAGGGTGTGCTGTGGCTCGCCCACAGGAGCTCCCCGGTAACGAGGATCACCCTGAGCGGCAGCACCATAACCGTT